TGCAAGACCTGCCATCATGTGGATATGTGCATTGGGATTAGCATGGGCGTATTTCTTAGCACCGATACTTAATTGGCTAGTATGGACTTTTTCTTTTGATATAGTGCCACCTGATATTGAAACAGAAGGTCTTATGACTTTAACATTATCAATGTTAGGTTTAGGCGGTATGCGTAGCTTTGAGAAATTTAAAGGTGTTGCTAGAAACAACCTAAGAGAAGAAAATACTAAAGATTCATACAAACCATAATGGAAACAGGTGTTACCAAAGAACTGATTGATGATTTAAAAGAAATGCTTATCAAGAATGAAGGCATGGAACTCAAACCTTATCAATGCACTAGCGATAAAACTACCATCGGGGTAGGTAGAAATCTTAGCGATAATGGCATAACTATTCAGGAAGCTGAATTAATGTTAGTTAATGACATGGATGGTGTCTTTGCTGACTTAGATAGAAATATACCTTTTTGGAAATCCATGCCTTACAACGTCAGATTGGTTTTGGCAGATATGTGTTTCAATCTAGGAATTAAAAGACTGTTAAAATTTACCAAGATGCTTGAAGCTATGGAAGAAAGAGATTTTGAATTAGCTGGTGAAGAATTATTAGATTCTACTTATGCGGTTCAAGTAAAAGGACGAGCCGATAGAAACTACCGACTCGTTATAGGGGAGAATTAGTTTCCTTAAAAGATTAAAGTTTTGCAGAGTTTTTACTTAGAGCGACTAAGCATAAAACCCCTAGATTTTGGTAAATTTTCCTCGTCAGAACTTGTGGATAAAATATAGACGAAACTACTCTCTTATTCGCCAAGAATCTATATTGAACTAGCCAACATAACTTTTTACATCAAGGTTTCTAACCTCTCTTCCCAATTAACCTGCACTTATAATCCGCAATACTGTTGTCATGTTTTTCTTGGTAGTCCAAGAATAAAGCACCTTTAGGAAAAGACGTTGGGAACTTAATCCACGCTTCTACATCCAACAGGTCTATGCCTTGCTTTCACAATGTTATTCGACTATGGTGTTTTTCAATGAATCCAAGTAAAAAAACAATTAAGTTAATTTCTCGTCATTAGGTTTATAGGTTCCCCCAGCAAGTATAAATACCTACGCTCACCACCTTTTGTTCCAAAGTTCCTGACTCTGGGAGGTGTTTATCGCAAAACCCACCTAGTTAATCCCGCTACATTTGCTCTTTGGTCAATCGCCTCAAGCCTATTTTGGGAAATGCTTTTTACCGCATCTAAATCTAAAGTGACAGTTAGGTTAAGATTTCTTGTATTGTTATGTCATACACACAATTGATTTACAAAATCTTATAAAACTTTAATCTTTTAAAGAAACTATCGTGAACCTTTTTCGTTCTTAATCTTCTCAAGAAGTTTGGTTATCTTTAAGTTTTTTATCGTTTAACCAACAAGCCGATATGTGTATTTAAAACTATTGTTAGAATATTTACAAGTATTATTTAATATTTATTAGATTTTGTTTTTATAAAAATAATAGTTTTAATAACCAAATATACAACTATTATCTAATCTTTTTTTGGTAATTCTTTGATACTAAATCTTCTTGAGGTATAGGCTTCTTTTGCTGGTACTAGCTTCTCAGGTTGTGCTTTGTAATTAACAGTCTGCCAAAGGACCTTATGGCTTTCAGAATAGCCTTCTTTGGCTTCTTTCATAGACATCATAATGCTTTTCTTAGCTTCTTCGATATTGTCTTTTAGATTCTTTATCTGTGCTTCCCAAGCCACAATGTTATCTATCTGTACTTGGTCTTGCTTTGTTAGTTCTGTCGATTCACCATTGTCTTGCGGTGTGATGTAACCAGCTTCCTTAGTATCAAAAGGGTCATACCAATCAAGGTTGGCTACACGATTATTAAAATCAATTACTGTAGGTTCAAGCACATCTTTCTCCCATTGTTCATTACGCTGATAAAAATACATTCTTAAATCAGAACCATTTAAAACACAAACAACTGCCCAAGAATATTCGGTAATAGCCATTAAACATCGAACTTGAGTTACACCACGATAAGTAGGTAGGGTTTCTGTCAAATGTGCATTTGTTGTCTTTATCTCTATAATTCCATTGCCATTGATTTTAAAGCCTTCACCATCTTCTAAATCAGGACAATAAAAACCTTTCTCTACATCTTTAGTTACAAAGATATTATCAGCAACACCAATCGCATCTATTGAGCCATTGATAGTAACTTTCTTGTGTCTTACTGCTTCAGTAATAACCAATTCTGCATCAAGTAAGCCAATCCTTTTACACGCTAATTCAGCTATAGGTTTTTCCAAGACATTTCCTACTTCCATATAATTATTAGTAGGTATAGATATATCTTCGCCATTCATAGCCTTATGGCAATTCTCCAATACTTGATTCCTAGTTTGGTAAGGATTGTTTCCTGTTATAACCGCATCAGCTATCGAACAAGACAATTGGAAATTTTCGGTCAGCTTTCCAACAGCTTCAGGTGTATGGTCAATCTTTTGTGTTTTCATATTTATCTCCTTTAATCGTGGCAGAAGCAACTCCTAGAATCATCATCAAATAATTCTATTTGTTTATCTTCTAATTTTGTTAAATCTACTAAATTTATATAGCTACCATCTTTTCTAAATGTAGCATCTATTTTTTCTTCCTGTGCTATCCACCAATCTGCTAAGTCAGGCTTTTCTTTAATAATCTTGGTTAGAGTCTTTGTGCCTTTTAAATAACACAAATCACAATTACCAGCAGTAGTTTGACCATTCTCGCTTGTTAATTTAAGGTCAAAATTATTTTTCTGCCAAAATTCTAGAATCTCCTTAACAGTTATTTTGTCTTGATATAAAGGACAAACAGAATCCCAAGCATTGATATCTGCATCATTTTGTCTGTTTTGTTTGGCTACTCTTCTTGGTTCGTCATATCTCAAACCAACAACATTAGTCCATTCTTTATGACCTTTATCTTTCATAAATCTTTTCATCACATTCATTTTTAATTCTTGAGTACACATTCTCATTACAGGGTTGGGCAACATTTTTCTTCTTTGAATCAACGCTTCAAATGGCTCTCCTTTTCTACTTGCTGTTTCATAATTAACTTCTTTGGTTCTATAAACAGGTCTTTCATCCGATATTTCAAGTTCTAACCAATGTATCTTGCAATCCCATTTGTCTGAACAATCTCTGACGAAGTCTAAAGTTTGTGGCATTTCTTTACCTGTATTAGCAAACACAACGTATAAATCTTCAGGCAAAGTACCATTGTAAGCATCAAGAATCTTTTTCAACATAAAGCCTGAAGTTCTACCGCCTGAAAAACTAATTAATGCTGGTGCTTCAATCCTATATGGATTAATCATATTTTTCATTACTGTAAACTAATTCAATTTCCATTTCTAAATAATGTATTGCTTTTTTGAGGTCATTGATTCTATCGTCTTTATCTCTACTGATGTATTTAACAGCATTGCCACAGCAGTAGGATAGTTTGTTAGCCAAGATATATTCTATTGGTTCTATGCCTAACTTCTTGTAGTGATTACCTGCTATTTGTTTTGTTAAGCTTTTTGGTTTTTTCTTCATCTTCTTCTTTATCTTTATCCAGCATCTTTTTTAATGCTTGATAAAACTGCTTCTCGCCCTGTTTCTTCTTCGGTGTCTTGTACTGATAGGGATTCTTTTTTTTCATGCTTAATGATAAATTCTTTCATGTCTATCATCCATAATTTTAATGCCATAGATTGTTTGGTATGAAACTGAGTATTAGCGAAATCTTCTCTGGCTTGTTTGTTGTGATAGTCAATAATCTTCAAAACTGTACCAATAGCATCTTGATAAGGCTGTCTGACTGCATTACTAAAAGTTCTTTTGACTTTATCCATAATGTTTAAAAACTTGGTCGGTAATTTCATCAACAGAATCACGACATTCAATCGGTTCTGCTTTACCAACTAAATAAACACAAGTGATGCCATGTTCTTTGAAGACACACCTAAAGTCAGCAAAGTTTATATAAATGCTATCGTGTGAATTATTAAGTAATAGTCTTAATTTATTCATCGTTCTAATAAATTCTTTACTTGTGATGGATGCCATTTATCTTTGCCATATGCAGTTTTAACTTTTCTATCTGTCAAAGCATCAGCAATGCCTTGTAAGTTTTTAACACCTGATGCTTGTATCTCCTTAATAATTGGCATCACATCTTTCTTATAAGCCTGATATTTTTCAGTTCTAGCTTTACTCATGGCTTTCCATGAATTTTTCATGTTATGGTCTTTTTTAATTTTTTTTCTTTCTTTCATTATTCTCCTTCTGGTAGTTGATAAAATCGCATCCAAATATATTTCTCAAGAACTTCTCCTGTATATCCCAATGCTTCTCCCTCAGCTTTGAGCCTGTCAAGTATCTGGTCATTAATTTCGTGACTCATACTAAATAAATTTCTAAGTTATAAACAAAGGCAACGATTATCATGGTCATAATGATTATTATGATGTCTTTAGGTTCTCGCATCTAACTCTCCTGAATTGTGTAATTGTAAAATATATTTTGCCCTTGATACAGGGTCGGCAATGTACAGCGTAGATGCCAATACATTGCCTTCATAACCTTCAATGCAGTTGTCTTGTACTTTGTATATTACTGACATAGCTGAATTAACTCCCATTCATCCCAAGATACAATCTTAGGATGTAAATGGTCATGTTGTTGTTTTTTACGATTCAACAATAAGTCATTATCTGACTTAACGTGTAAGACATATTTGTTGGTATCTTGCCATTTAACTATTAATGCTTTCATTGTTTTCTCCTGTTTAGGTTTGCATTTTAAAACTATTATCAAAAAAAATACAACAATTATTTTTAATTTATTATTGACAAAAAAATAATTAATAGTTTATGGTGTCACTTCATGGAGAAAAACTAAAATGACAGAACAACTAAAAAATGGACATTATCGCTTAGAAGATGACGTTCACTTTCAGGATTTTTGTACTAATATCTGGCTTCGTTATCTAACAGAAAAATCTGTTAAGGAAGAAGAAGCGTTAGACCTAGAACCTTTTGTTGAACTGAACATTGAGTTTTTAAAACATTGTTATTTAAAATTAATTAAAGGAGATATAAATGTCTAACAACCCATTTGAAGGCTTCGATTCAGAAGACAGTAGTTATATAAAACATCACTTTCAAGAAAAGTGTTGGTACAGAGGAGATGAAAGAATTGATGTCAATTATTTCATGATAGATACAGATACAATAAAAATTGGCTGGGGTAAGTATAGTGCCGCAGAAGGATATTCATATTTATGGCAAAAGGATTTATTTACACCAATTGAAAGACCAGATGAAGAATATAAAAAAGCCTTTTCTGTTTGGGTGTTGCCTAAATATGTTGAAGGTAACCAAAACATCACACAATCAGTTTCTTTATGGCAAAGACATAGTTTTGGTGAATTTAAAGGTTTTCAAGAAATGGGTTCTAGTTTTTATACTGAATCACAGAAACCAGAAAACAAAGATAAACTGCCCATTGTTAAATGGACAGGTTCAGAAAGCATTAACATAGGGAAAGGAAGCACTTCAATCCCACACTTTGAATTTGCAGGTTTTAAAGATAGACCTGCTGAGTTTGTCATCCCAAGTATTGGGTATGATACGTCACCATCCGAAAATCAAAATGGCGAAAGCCAATCTGATAATTTTCTCCCCAAGTCGGATGGTGACACCAAAGAAACACATCCTGTATTAGATACATTAGATTCTGGCGATATTCCATTTTAAAGAATGGACTTAGATTGGGAGAAAATCGCACCTGAAGTAGCGGTGCAAATCTTGGGTGAGCCTACTAGCAAATCTTCTACTCATTGGAGATTCAATAGAAAAGGCTCACTCGCATTGGACTTGAATTCTGGAACTTTCTTTGATTTTGAAAATGACATAGGTTATGGATTGATAGAATTCATTAAAAATCGTGGTTTAGACCCTGATGATTTTTTAAAAGAATACAA